GAGGTTCAACCATTATCACAACACTTATTTCAAATTTCTAAACCCGCATTAAAGCGTATAAATAACATTTATGCGCTAGAAGGTTCTCTTTATAGCAAATTCTTAGGTATCGCTGGTACAGTTGATTGTATCGCAGAATTTGACGGAGAACTTTCTATCATTGACTTCAAAACATCAAAAAAACCCAAACCACGAGAGTGGATTGACCATTACTTCGTGCAGTGTTGCGCTTATGCGTGTATGTTGCATGAATTGACTGGATTATCAGTTAAAAAGTTCGTAATCATCATGGCTTGTGAGAATGGTGACGTTGAAGTTTACGAGGAAAGAGATAAAAAGAAATATCTTTCGATGTTGACTCAGTACATTCGTAGGTTCGTTACCGATAAACTTCATGAACTTACTTGACTTGTAAGTGAAGAAGGAGTATAATGATATTAAGTTTTTATGGGTGCAAATTTGTACATCACGGTTCTAGGTCAAATGGAAAATGAATTAGAAAAGGCACTAGAAAACAAGTTCTTTTGCCCCTCAAAGTTTGCAATCGAGATTGAGAATCTTGTCAAGTATAATTCTGACATGAATTACATCGATGCGATTATTTATTTCTGTGAACTGAATAAGATTGACCTGGAATCCGTGCCCAAGTTGATTTCAAAGCCCTTGAAAGAGAAGATTAAGTATGAAGCTATGGAACTTAACTTCCTGAGAAAGACTAGTAGAGCAAAATTGGTCTTTTAATCCATTTTGGGGGGCAAAAAATCCCGGCAAAATTTTTCGCGTATTACTTTTTTATAATGATGCCGTTTGATTCTTATAAAACTTACTTGGCTCTCAAAAACCACTTTACGAAACCAAGTTACGATTATCATAAGTATTGTGGAAAAGTGAGAGCAAACCTTTCATCCTTTTATAAAAGAAAGGATAGATTTTGGTTTGAAAAACTATCAAGAAATAAAACCGATAGCGAAATTGTAGACTTCTTTGTTGCTAATTTTGTTGGTGCTGATGACCCATCAACACTTTGGATTGGTAATATTATCAGAGAGGGTGATAATTACTACAAAAATTGGATGAAGAGAAATCAAAGTCTGGCATATATCTTCAAAGAAGAGTCTGAGAAACTTTTCACCGAACATAAGTTTGAAGAAGTCTTTGATTGTTCCAAAGGTCATCCACCTGTTCTTAAAAAGTTCCTGAGTGGGAACATTAGTCTTGAAACTCTGGTAATCTATGATAGAATCTTCCTGTTCGGGAATAAGTTCGACAAGAAACTACAGGACCCAGTGTGGGAAACCGTCAGTTTAAAAATGAAGAAGTATTCGCCGTTCATACATATAGATGTATTCAAGTACAAGAAAATCCTGAAGGAAGTTATCGTAGGAGAACAATGAGTTTTTTTGAATCTGAAGTCGTCCGTGCTGAGATGACTGAAATTTCCGAGCTTCAGGAAGAAATCTACCATAATGTGTTTTCCTTTTTCAAAATGTCAAAGGATGACAAGATTAAGCATGTAGATTTACTTCAGAAACTGCTGAACAAACAGCAGATTCTTTATACTCGTCTGAGTCTGTCAGATGATCCCGAAGCAAAAAATATGAAAAAGAAAATTGCAGAATCTGCTGCGATGATGGGTCTTGAAAAAGACGTTGATATGAATGTCATCTTCAGCAACATGTCAAAACTCATTGATGTGATGCGTGAACAGATTGACAAGAACGACCTGAAGGGTTAGAATAACTGGGTACACAAAGGCCAAATCCAATTCATACGAGGTACAAATGTCTTTTGCTAATCTTAAAAAGCAATCCAAACTTGGTTCGCTCACCGAAAAACTGGTGAAAGAAGTCGAGAAAATGAGCACTGGTTCTGGTGGTGCAGATGAACGTTTCTGGAAACCAGAAATGGACAAGACTGGTGTTGGTTCTGCAGTGATTCGTTTCCTTCCTGCTCCTGAAGGCGAAGACCTTCCCTGGGTGAAGATGTATTCCCACGCATTCCAAGGCCCTGGTGGTTGGTACATCGAGAACTCCCTGACCACTACTGGTGGTAAGGATCCTGTGTCTGAGTACAATCGTGAACTGTGGAACACAGGTAGCGAGAAGGATAAAGAAACTGTGCGTAAGCAGAAACGCAAACTGAACTACTACAGCAACATCTACGTTGTGAAGGATCCTGCGAATCCTCAGAACGAAGGTAAAGTGTTCCTGTTCAAGTTCGGTAAGAAGATCTTCGACAAGATTCTGAATGCTATGCAACCAGAATTTGAAGATGAAGAACCAATCAATCCCTTTGACTTCTGGGGTGGTGCTAACTTCCGCCTGAAGATTCGTAAGGTTGAAGGTTATTGGAACTACGACAAGTCAGAGTTTGATTCTGCTTCTCCTCTGCTGGATGATGACGATGCTCTGGAAACTCTTTGGAAGAAAGAGTATTCTCTGTCTGCAATCGTTGCTCCTGATCAATTCAAGTCCTATGATGATCTGGAAAAGCGTCTGAAGTATGTGCTGGGTCAAAAGAGCCCTGCCCGTGCTGTCGTTGAGCAAGAAGAAGAGTATGAGTCCTATGTTCAGACTCCTACTAAGGAAGATAAAGTGATGGAGGAACTGGAAGCATCTTATCAGAAGAGCAAATCTTCTCCTTCTCTTCCGAATCTGTCAACTGCTGACGATGATGACGAAGATGATGCGATGAAGTATTTCCAAAAACTCGTTGACGATTGATTATTCGTAGAGTCTGATATTATCTCCTTGTTTCAGGGTGGGGTTCACATATTGAGCTCCACCTTTTTTATACTTCATAACACTATCGAGGTCGTTGAAGACAACATTCAAATACGCTGGTTTGAGAACAAAAATATGTCTTTTGTCATCTTGAATTTTATCTTCGTATTGATAGTTTGTAATTCCATCTGTAATATTTGTTGCAGTCACTTCAGTTCCTAATCCAGAATCGTAGTAAGTCACTGAGTAATTTTGTTGAACTTCCAATCCTTGAGGAACAATTGTAATTCCGTTTGTATCCTTTACTTCTTGTGTTTCATAGTGATGAATTCCACTGTATAAAACATCATAAGTCCCATACTTATCAATCAAATAAGTATCAAAGGACTGTTGAGACATGGGCCATTCTGTTTGAATGTTTAGGATATTGTTTGCAAGCAATATTACCCAATCTAAGGTAGAATCATTGTAAATTTCAAATGCAACGTTGTCTGGTCGGTCATCACCAACAATATCATATTTCGTAAAGAAATTTAAGTCTCCAAAGATGTCTTCTCTTAATTTACCACGCTTGAAAAGATTCTTGACAGCAGAATAATTTGAAATTTCTTTTTCATCAGCGGTTCTACTGACATAATTGAAGTTAGGAACTTGACGGAAGTATGGTCTTGTCATTTTTAGAATCCTATATCATTTTGATTGTCAAGATATTCATCCCAATAAATTGGAATAATTTCTTGAAATTGGAGTGAAATATTGTAAGATACCATCGTTGCTTTTTCATCATTAAAAGTCATATATGATCCAAGAGGTGTATAATCAACAACACACGATTGAAGAGCACAATCTTTAATTTTTCCTATAGATGGATGATCTTGATCAGATACACCTTTTTGATATTGAATTCCAAAAACATATGGTGCTTTTAAGAATAAACCCGTAGATTCTCTTTGCACAGCCATGTTTTGTTTGAAAAATTTTATAATTTTTTTAACAGTTTCTGCCTCTTTTTGGTTTCTTGATGATAATCTAAATTGAAATTGAAAAGGTCTGAGTGTGGGTCCTTGGAAAAGAAGTTCTAAGTTTGGATTTAAAACATTTCCAGTAACTCTAGAAAGAAGACCTTGAACCCCAACTGCTTGTTCTGCAAAATATATATTTGCTAATCCAGATCCAACAACGTCTCTGAACATATCAGATACATTTTGCAACTCACTTAAAACAACATCACCGAGATTATTTCCAGACCTTTGCACTCTGATTGATGCATTCACTAATTGTTTTTGCAATTCATTCAATTCACCTGCACCCCAGTTAACAGAATTTTGATCTGAAATTCCGGATTGAATCGGTAAAAATATTTCAGGGATTCCAGATACTTTGTTAATTGTTGGTGTGGTAGCTTGTAACGCAATTGATGAATTTGTTGCTGTTGATTTTAAAATTTCTTTTGCAGTGAATTTGATTCTATCTTGATCATCAGCCATGTCCCGAGGATACACCAAATATGCTTCATCCTTAAGACCTTTAGCAGGACGATTTGGTGAAGCTATTGGTTGAGATGTCTGATCTGGAGGAACTGTGGCTACGTTATTTGCCATTTATTTTTTCTAATTATTTAGTGACAAATTTGGCATAAGGCAATGAACGAAGATAATCAATCTCACTATTGTTCACCAAATGTAGTTGTCCAACAACTTCTTGCCACGTATAATTTCTAGATTGTCCCCAGTGAAAGTTAATTCCTTTGAATCCCCATCGTTCCACAGCAGTTACAGCGACTAGAGGATGTTCGTCATAAGTGATATCATCAGTTTTTGGTAAGTAGATAAAGGTATAATATTTTCCAACATCTGGAATAATTTCAAGTTCAAGAAAAATCTCAATAATATTCAGCATAATGAACTCTGCATCCTTAGAATCACCTATTTTTTCTTTTAATTTTGTGGTTCTTGCGGATGCCATTACTTGATTCCGAGTTCTTCTTCTGTGATAATCTTGAATTCAATCATATGGTCCTTACAAAATTCTTCCGCTGCAGCCCACTTTGCTTGATTGGTTGCATAAGTGTAAACT